CACGGGTCCATCAAGGGTGGGGAGGTCCCTGGACTCCTCACCCTATTTCTAATCATTACACTTTCCGCATATATCGTATATAAGTGTTTGGTTGGTTGCGTTAGAGTGGGCATGTTAATATTGGCATGGGCTCAACGGGTAGAGCGCGACGTGTACATCGACACCATGCTTAGGGAGGAGGATGGTGTCGCAGGCACGGGCATTAAGCCTGGTAGGTCTAGAAGGGGGCCCAATCACTTAGGCCGAGACCAGTTAGTGCGTGAGCTGGTTTTGATACTTAAGGAACGACATGGGGCTCCTTTGCCTACCGCCTCCAACATTAAGATGCTTCGCTGCGAGATTCGTGAGTTGTTGGAAGGCCATGGTGTGCACGAAGGACAACGGCTGGCTATTGTCACCCGCGTTGTTGCTTTGGCTACTATACCTTCTGATGATGAAATAGAAATGCAGCGAATGCTGGCCAGCTCATCAGCGTATGAGCGTGGCCGTTGGAGGACCCTTTTTTAGGGGGGCTTGGCTAGGATACCTTCGCGATCTTATACTTCGAGTATATCGCATCCTGACTTGAAGGTCATCCGACGCCCGGCTGTGGTCAGGCCCAGAGAGTCCACTCATTTTTGCGGGTTATCCCCTCCGCGGACTCTCGGGACTTTTTGTGGGGACATCAACACTATGGCAAGTGCACTCCTGGAGAGGATGTACTTCTGCAGAGTGGACGGGGAATTGAAACCTCCTCTTCCGGTTGATGATTTGGTCGTCCGTCAACGACTTGGTTGGTTCAAGGATAAGGTGTGTGCTCAGATAGGTTCTTTCACCCCGGTTTCCCTGTGGGATTTCTCACAGATGTATAAGGGTCCGAAGAAACTAATTTATGAGCGTGCAGTTTTGTCTTTGTTTGCCAGTCCTGTCAGGCGGCGTGATGCAGAGTCAAATTCTTTCGTCAAACGCGAGAAAGCCAAATTCAAGAAGGCTCCACGTTGCATACAACCAAGAGATCCTCGGTACAATGCTTCCATTGGCCGATATTTGAAACCTTTAGAACATCAGTTGTACAAAGCTGTTGCTACCATTATGGGAGAGGGCGCTGTCATCACCAAAGGGTTAAACCTTAATGGTGTTGCAGGGTGCCTTTTCCAGAAATGGACCAATTTCAAGAAACCAGTTGCACTGGGATTGGACGCAACAGCTTTTGATGCGCATGTTTCTCCTGAGATATTAGCTTGGGAACATTCAATATACAACATGATTTTTAAAGATAAGAAACTTGCTGAACTTTTGTCATGGCAAATTGACAATCGTGGCAAAAGTTTTTGTCCAGACGGCAAGTTGAAATATCG